AATTTTTCTGAAGCTGATCTCATATAAGGATTATCTGATCTTCTTAATACAGATGACTTATCAAATCTTCCTTTTGCAAAACCAACATTAGGTGTAACATCTATTCTATCAAAAAAATTATCAAGTAATATTTCATCATCACTTTTTTTAAATAACAGATCTAAATTTTTTTGATTATTTTTAATTGTTGCAACAGGAATTTTTGGATCATTAGATACTATTTGATCTCCTCTTTCTTTATCTAAACCAACATCTTTTTTTTTTGTAGTTACATTTTTATTATAGGTAATTTCAAATCCTTCTTTTTCTAAACTTTTATAAACTCTTAATGCAGATTTTGATACAGAATTATCTGATACAAGACTAAGATTTTTTTTAAAAGCATCTTCTAATGTTAATTTATAAAGAGCTTTACCAGCTCCAACATTTCTATTTGATTTAGAAATTCTTACATCAATAATTTGCATTGCGTTTAAATTTTTGTTTAACTCTGATTGTAAAATAAATTTTTCTAATTTAGATGCTGGTACTCCAGAAAATTCTTTTGTTAATTCTTTTGTTTTTGAAGTTATTGAAAAATAATCTTTATCAGATTTAATATTAAAATTATCAATTTTTTTTAAAATATTTTCTTGTTTTAATAACTCTTTTGTTTTTTTAATATCATTAATCATTTCTTTTTCTTGTTTAGAATAAATATTTTTAGATGTACCTTTTACATTTGCCTGACCTTTTAATAGTTCATCAACCTCATCTACATTTTCATTAATGTTAGGTAATTTATCTTTACCAAAATATTTTTCTCCGCTTTCTGTAATTTTAAAACCTTCTTGTTTTAAAGTTTGCTTTTCCATTGCAGTTCCAAACTCTCTAGCTTTAGCATCAAAAGCATTTATATCTGGATGTTTTGGTCCTAAAAATCTAGTCAAGCCAGAAGTAATTGCACCACCCATAGCGGCAGCATAAGCTATCTCTTCTATGTCTCTTGTAGGATCATTCATAATAACAGGTGCTGTAATTAAAGATGCTTGACCTGCACCTACTAATCCACCTCTAATATATTTAGAAAATCTAGCAGCTTTGTTTGCATAAATAAAAGGTCTAGCAATACCAAAGGTTACTGCGTCTGCAACTAGAGCAACAGAATCTAATACAGCAGCACCCACTCTTAATGCTGTACCTGTAAATCCTAATGTTTTTAATTTTTCATTTGCTTCTTGTGAATCTAATATTCTTTGTTTTATTTGATATGCTTGACCTAGTGAAGTGGCATTAGAAAATTCATCCCAATATTGTGGATCAATATCTTTACTTAATTCATCAAAGGTTTCATCATCTAATCTAAAATCATAGTTAGGTTCTAGTTCTGGTCTTGAATATGATTTTAATATTGAAGGTAATATTTGTTCTTGTTCGTAAGCAAGTTTAATACCTTCACCTAATGTAATTTTTTCTGATTCTTCTTTTTCTTTTAAAATTTTTTCATCATCAATACTAAGATAATCGGTACTTAATATTAAATCTAAATTTGTACCTTCTGCCATATTAAGATCCTGTTATATCAAAACCACTTGTTTCAAATTCTTCTTTAGCTTTAATTTTTCTTTCTTGTAATTCTATAGTTTCTTTTTTAATAATATCTCTAGCTGCTGTTTCTCTTTCTTGATTTATTAAATATAAATCTTTTGCAAAATAAATCATAGGTTGATTATCTTTATCAAATACTGGAGCTAAATCTAATTTTCTTCTTATTTCAAATATACCACCACCATTATATCTTAAAAAAAATTGTTTAGAATCTTCATTTACCATTTTATTTTCTACAATATATTCTTTAACTGGTTTAACCATATCTAAACCACCAATAGATTTAAAAGCATCTATATCTCTTTTCATATAAGCATAATCATCTACTATTTGTAAATTTTTTTCTAAATCATCAATTACTAATCTTTGTGCTTTAAATGGATCTATATTACTTGCTACATACATATTAAAAAGTTTATTAGCATAACCCTTAACTTCACCAATATTAGTTGCTTTTGTATCTTTAAATTTATCTTCTATGCTTTTAAGTGTTTTATTTCTTCTTAAATTTGCACCACTCATAACAGCTTTGTCATAATTGAGTTGAAAATCTCTTGCATTTTTTATTGCTTGAAAATCATTCATTCCTAAAATTTTTTTAGAAATAATTACATTTTTAAAAAATGTTTCTTGTTCATCTGTTGTATAAACATTTAATCTACCCATTTTATCTGCAATCTCTGCTGTTTTAATTGCACTAATTAATACAGGTGGAATATCAGCAAGACTATCAAATGTTGTAGATGATCCAGCAGTATATCCTGATTGAATTAACTCTTCATAAGTTGGAGACAACAAACCTGTTTGAGCAAATACTTGATCAACTTCACTAAATGTTCTTTCTTCACTTAAATTATTTTTTTCTGCTAAAGAAAATAAAACAGCATCTGTTCCTTCTAATATTTTTTTATCTGTAGTACCTGGTATAACTGGACCAATTAAAGGATTTTCTCCATTTAATATTTTATTAACACCAAAACTTGTAGCATCATATTCTTGTTTTTGTTTTTCTATTGTTATAATTCTTTTTTGTATTTCTTCAGCATCTACATTTTTAGCACCTAATAATATTTCTTTTGCTTTATTATAATTTTTATTTGCAATAGCAACATCAGCATCAAATATAGCACTATCTGTATTAATAGTTTCAATTTCTGTATCTAACCATGGTTTACCCATGTTGTGCATACTTTCAAATTCAGTAGCAGACTCTACTCTATTTTCTTTTTTAATTTGTTTTATTTTTGCATTATCAGATAAAGAATATTCAGAAGCTAATGTATTTTGTTCTGTATTATAAGTAGATAAACTTTCTTTCTCAAATGCTTTAAATGAGTTTGATTTTACTTTATAAACACTTTCAGCTTGATCAGAATTTAATAATAATTCTAATTTTTTTTTAACTCTTTTATTTTTTATTCGTGATAATTGTTGTTTTCTATATTGACCAAATTCTTGATTATAAATATTTACTGCACTAAACTCATCTGGATTATTTTTTTGAGTTTTTTGAATTTTATCTGATTCAGTTTTCATTTCATAAAATTTTTTCTTTGCTTTTAATTTTTCATTATTATCTCTTTGTTTAATATAAAATTCATTAATAGCCGAAGCAGCAGGTAATAATGCAGCGGCAGGTGTAGCAGTAGGAGATAATTTTAAATTCATTTTTGCAGATGAAACTTCTGCTGTAGGTCTACCTCTTGCTGTAAATGTAGGTATTTTTGGCATTATTGATTCCTTGATCTGTTAGAAGATTTAGATTGTAATCTTAAATTACTTTTACTATTATTTGTTGGGTTTCTATCTTTGTGATCTACATCTCTACCCAATATACTATTACCATATTTTTTTTTCATAATTCTTCTTGCACCATTTCTACCAGCTCTATCTTTTTTTTGTTTTGTTGTAGAGTGATAATTATTATATTCTGATTTATAATTTCTCATTATTCACCACCATAATTAGTCATTAAACTTTGACCTGCTTGAGCATAATACCCTAACTGAGCAGCTCTTGCTTCATTTCTTGCAACTTGTCCTCTCATTCTTGCAAAGTTTGCTTCTTCTAATTTTTTAGATTGTGCAACTTTAGAATTATAATCTAAAACATCTTTTTCTATTTCTGCTTGTTCAGAATTATATCTTAAAATTCTTAAACCAGAACCTTCTAATGTTACACCAGATTTTAATATAGCTGTTTTGGTTTTTCCTTGAAGCTGTGCAAATTGTTGATCAAATCTTGCAATATCAAACTCTAATTGTTTTTCTTCTTGTGCTGCTTCTTGTTCTGCAATAGTTGCATTTCTTTCTTCAACAGCTTGGTTATATTTACCTGCCGCTGATGCTTGTTGTGCTGCTGCTACAGAAACTAAAGGTGCGACCCATCCCATTAAAATATCCTCGCATATCTGTATTGATGTGAACCATCAAATCCATAGTGTTTCATTAAACCTTCATTCTCCAATCCTAACCACTTTGCAAATCTTATACCTTTATCAAAATCTGATCTTACAGCAGTTTGAACTCTTTTAATATTATATTTTGTTGCAACTTTTGCAAAATCTTTTTTAATCGCACGAGCAACTGATAATGGATGTTGCCAAACATCTTGTGTTGCAATGACCCAACCTTCTGCGACTTGACCCCAAATCATTTTCATTCCTGCAGCAAAGATAGGTTTGTTATTTACAATCCCTGTAAAAGCTAAGTGGTCTTGCACAAGGTTCATAGCATCTCCATCAAACTCAGCATCCTTATCCATTAACTTATGGTTCATCTGGCAAGATAATATAAATCTTCCATGTTCAGCTGTGTAAGGTACTATATGTAGTTTATTATCCATCATTTGTTACTAGCCTTGGGTATAACGATAAAATTGTAAAAGGTAAAGGTTGAGTTTGTCTAACAAAGATAAAACCATCTGTTTCATAGTTTCCTCTAAACTCTACCTCTTTATCTCCTGTAAATGGTGGTATACCTTCATCCATTAAATCAGCAGAATTTCTAAATGGTATTCTTTCAAGATTAGTTAAGTCTGGTCCAACTTCTACACCTATTGTTTCAAACATTCTAACTGTAATATCATATATTCTTTTAGTCTTACCTTGAGATGTACCATTCTGTGATCCAGCATTTAATCTCATAGTTTGTAATAGTGATGTATATGCTAAACCTACTTTAACACTTTTTGCAGAACGATCTAAAGATATTGCTCCAGCAGATACAGTTTTATTTGGGTGCGTTGCACCATCTGTTAATATAGAAACCACTTGTCCTTCAAGGTGATCTAAACCAGATAAAGTAGTTACAGCTGCACCACTATAACTTAACTCACTATCTAAAAAATTAAATGTAGTGTTATCTGTTTCATTAAAATCTAATACATTTAAGTATTCTACATATCTTTTAGTAATACTATTAATTGTTCTTTTAATAATAACATACACTTGATATTCTGTATCATCAGTTGGAATTACTGCTATACTTTCTACAACTGACTTACCTTCGCTAGTTGCTGTTAATCTTGTACTGTCAAAACTTTTAATAGTTAAATATCCTGTTGCTTCATGTGCAGTTTCAATAATTGTTACAACCGCAGAACTTACTGTTGCAGTAAAATTAGCATGAGCATTAATTGAATTTTTTAAATTAGTTGCTGTTGTATTATTATTAGTCTGAGTTTTAAATTGATTTGTTCCAGCAGTTCCAGTTGTAGAATTAAAGTTTACAGTTGTACCATCAGATTTTGTTAAAGTTAATTTAGTTCCATTTGCAATGTTTGCATAATCAGAAACTGTAATTGTTGCTATACCAAATCTACCACCAAAAATATGTCTATGCCAAGCAGTTACTTGTTGTTCTCTTTGATATGTAAGTCCAACTAATTCACCATCACCTCTTACACCATAAACAATTTGATTAGGTTCTTGTTGATATGCAATTTGTGTTAGACCCCCTTCAGTAACATGTTCTGCAAGGATAGTCATGTCAGGTGCAATGTAACCATCTACATCAAAGTTATAAGCTAGTTCTCTAATTTTTCTTTTAGCACGTTGCAAAAATAATGTGGCGTTACCTACAGCTATAGCATCTACATTTGCTGCACCATGATTAGATTGTTTTTTAATTAATATGTTTGTAGGTGTAACAGCACTATCTGTACCCCCACCACTTACTGTAAATTCACCACCTGCTGTACCAATAATTAAAGTTCTTGTAGCTGTCATAAATCTAATAGCATTAACCTGGTTAGATGCGATTGTATAAATGATTGCATCATCATCAGCTATTGTGCCACCAATGTTTGCATCCATGTTTTCATAATCACCAGACTTTGAAAAAAATATTGTTTGTGGTTGATTAGTTGTTCCTGCAAATACTAATCGTTGTTCAAAAAAAGTTACGCAAGAAGGATGACCTGTAGTATCTGAGAAAGCTCCTAGTTGCCAAGCAGTAATAGCATTAGCATTTGTAAAAGCTGTAGTTACATTTGCTACTACAACTGTTGAGTTTGTTCTTGCTGTAATTGTTGCATAACCACCATTAAAATGTATTTGTCTACCAACATCTGTTGCTAACCATCCTTGATCATTATTAATACCTGTTGTAGCACTTGCTGTAATATTTCTTGATCCTGTTGAAGCATTAGATGGTGTTAATGTAGTTGTGGTTATATTTGCATCTTGAAATGGTCCATTAGTGAAATCGACATCTGTTAATGTCCAAGCAGTATGACCAGTACGAGATAGTTTTTCTACTTCATGTTCTGGATGTGTGATGTACATAACGTCTGCAGATTGTGCAAACTTAATATCAAACAGTTGTGCAGTAGTATAAGGGGTTGCTATTTCAAAAACTTTATTAGATACACCACCAGAACTGTAAGCAGTAAATGCAGAACTGTTTATATCTACTCCATCTTTATCTTGTAGTTCAAATGTGTTTGTTGTTTTGTCTGCAACTAAAAATCTTTTACCATTAACTTCTGTCATACCTGCAACAGCAGTAATTACCACTTCATCACCATTTGAATATCCATGTGAAGTTGCAGTTACTACAGCAGGATTAGCAGCAGTAATTCCAGATATAGTTTTATCTCCTTCTAGTACAGCACCACTATCTTTAAATACTCTCATTTTTAAGTTTGAGAACTCAAGCATATAAGTTTGTGTTGTAGAAAATTCAAAAGGAATTAATCTTGTTTTATTATCGCTATCAGCTACTTCTGCAACAAATGTAGAACCTGGTCTACGAGCTGCTGAACCATGAGGATAAACTATTAAGTTTTCTAAAGTTGCACAACCAGATGTGTATTTAGTTAAATCAGTTCTTCCATCTAATCTTGGAGATAGCTCACCGCCTGTAAAGTTTGTTAGTTCAACTGCAACTCTAGCCATTAATTAATATCTTGAGTTAATAAAAGTGCTTGCGTCTATAACATCTGCCATGCCTAAATCTGAATCAATATTCTGACCTTCAGTTGAATCTACAAATCTAGCATCTCTTAATTTTTCTCTAAATAAATTATACATATTACTTGCTGTTTGATTATTAGAAGTAACTCCAAAAGCAATGTCAGCACCTAAAGATGCAGATAATGTTTCTCTTAATAATTCATCATATTCATTGGGATCAGTAACTCTAGCAACATATAATATTTTCATGCTAGATGTATTACTTAAAATTTTTCTACCTTCTACTTTGTAATTAGAATCATAATCTAATATTTTAAGTAGTCTTAAACAATCTGCTGGTAGTGTATAAGCAAAACTAAAACCCCATGCAGGAGCTGTAGTATCTGCTGCAATCTGTACTCTTTTTTGTAAACAGTTCCAAGGATGACTTCTAAACAAAGCATCTCTTACTTGAGTGTATCTTGAGTTACAAAGTCTAGCGTTTTTTGAATCTTCTGATAATGAAAGTATAGTTGTAGCTCCTAGTTGATTTAATGCTCCATTACATATTCCTACTATTGATGCCATACTACTTCCTTATAATATATTTGCGTCTAATTTGTCTATCTTTTTCTAAAGCAAATATTTCTTCTGTTGTTCTACCTTGTTTAGTATCAAAGCCATAATGATTTTTACTGTCATTGTGAAACCTATCTACTAACACATACCTATAAACATAATTATCTTTTTTAAAATGTAATACAGGTTTTAAATCTTGTATCTTTTTCATGCACTCTAGGGGGTTTCCACTCTCGCTTCCACCCCCTAAAATTTTATTTATTAGCTTACTACGTAGCTAATTACTCCGTTTACATCATCGTCATCAGCTAAAGCGGCTACGCTTGTGATTTCAATGACAACGCCATCTTTACTAGAAAAAGTATGATTACCACCAAGCAACTTAGTTGCAGCAGTATTACCTTCCATAGTTTGATAACCAACGGTGTCAACATCTAGTCCGTCAACCATACCATCTGGATCAGCAGCTACTGTTGTGCCAGATGTATTTTCGTATGCTTGCCATCCAATATCGATTGTTGCTGAACTAGCAACAATGTTACAATAAAATCTAGATAAACCACCTATGATTTTAACTGTTCCTGCAGGAAGTTTTCCTAACACGATTTTAGATCCAGCATCACCGACACCATCTTGATTGAAAGAAAAAGCTAGTGTTCTTACTTTACCTGTATTACTTACAGCACCAGCTTTAACTAGAGGAGTAGCTAATGTAGCAGCGTACTCAGTACTATTTTGTGTTGTTACAGCCATATTATTTATCTCCTATTATGCTTCTTGACATACTATACCTAGAACTTTTGCTTCTTCCATTCTAGTAGCACCAATTGTTTGACAATAATAAACTTGAGTAGCATACGATTTGTCTGCTCTCTCATCTATTCTAGCGGAAATATCTTTTCCGATAGCAAGTGTGATACCATCCTGTGCGAAAGCTATACAAGTTCTGTCATTGCCAGTCTTGCTTAGTCTATTTGATACAGTAAAGTTAAAACCAAGAAACGAGTTAATTTCACCCTGTACTAATGCTTTTACAGTATTGAAATCTGAACTTGTTACCTCAGTTGTTGCTAAAAGGTTTGTGATCTGCTCAGGTCCTACGACTATGTGTCTTGGAATTGAGGGATCAACATCACCAAGATCAAAAGTCTGCTTAGCAGTTCTTAATTTAGCGATTGTCAAACCTGCTCCACCAGCAGCGATTGCTGTTTGAGCGGCAGTTGAAGTTGCACCTGTTTCACCAGTAAAGGCATTTGCAGTTGCAGCAGTTATGATTACATCATCCATTGCTCTTCCCATTGCCATAGCAGCGGCTTGAGCGTAAGATGAAGTAGGGTCGATTAAGAGTCTTACTTTGTCTTGTTGATCGATTAGATCAGCAAATTCGTAATCCGCAAGAGATACTCTTCTTCTTGAGTGAGGTGTATCTATTTGAGGAGTGTCCGAATGTCTGCTAGTTTTTAACTGAGCAGTTACTGAGCCAACTTGATCAAAGAAAGCATTTTTTCCTGTAACGCTTTCAACTCTGACTTTGTCTCTTAACAACGATCCCATTTGTTGAGAAAGCATTTGAATGTTAGCAGAATACTGCTGTACAAATGCTGTAGTTATTTGTGATGACATATTTGTCTCTCCATATTATTGTTGATTTAAAATAATCAGAAAGGTTCTCCACCAATAGGTAGGCAATTCTTGGATTTAAAGTCTTTTAGACCAGAAGTCTATTCCTTCTTGTCAGTAAGGTTCTTTCGAATTGTCTTACCATTTATCCATTTATAATAAATATCAGCGGTTGGCAAGGGATTATTTTTTTGGTTCTCAGAACCTGTTTCCTTTATCAACCGCAATATTTCTAAACGAATTTCTTTATCATTAAGATTATTATTTTGCATTTAACATTTCTCTTAATGTATAAACTTGTTGTACTGCTTTATCATGATCTGGATGACTCTTGTTCCAATAAGGACCATTTCTGTCATTAGATATAGCCGCTATCTCAGCTTCCAAATCCTTAACTGTATTAACATTTTCACTTTCTGTTGCTACAATTTTATCTTCAGACATCATACCTGCTATTTTTGCAAAGCCTTTTATTATTTCTGGATGGTCTCCAAGCCTTGTACCATTTGATAAAGTCATATCTAATACTTCTGGATTAATATTAGCTTTTGCTAATGCACCAGCTTGTTTAACTTTACCTTCAAAGTCTCTACCCCATTCTTGTCTTAACTCTTGTTCAGCTTGGGATTGAGCAGTTTCAGTATCAATTTTTGATTGCTGTGCAGTACCTTCCATATTATTTTTATAGAACTCTAAGATACCTTGAGCTTGTTTATTATTTAATCCTAATTTATGAGATTGTTCAGCAAAAGATTTAATTGCAGTATCATCCATTGAAACAATTTCAGATTTTGCATCTAAAGCATATTTATCAGCAGACTCTGGTCTACCTAATTTTTCATAAACTTCATTCCATTGATCTTCTGTAGAATTATTATTAGGTATAACTAATTTATCTTGACCAATCATTTTAGTTGCATTGATATAACT